ACAGGGGCTATTAAGTTTTTACTTGATAGCCTTTTTATATTATGTTATATATACAACATATCTTTTTAAAACCTATGCCAAGACCAAAACAGGATTATGTACGATATATGTGTCAATTTCGACCAGAGCAATATGACAAACTAAAAAAAGCAAGTGAAGATGGAATACCTATGGCATATCACATCAGACTCGCTGTTGATAATTATTTTCAGGAACTTGGTTAATTTAATTTCTTTTTAAATTCATATTTTTTTAAAATATATTTTTGATAATCTTTTTTAAATTGAACTATTCCTTTGCCTTCAAGAGTTGAGTAACAAGATAATCTTTTTGTTAGACCTTTACCTTTTTTAAGACCTTCAATGATATCTCTATGTGGAAAAAATACAGGGTTAATATTATTTTTTACTAAAAATTCTTCTACTTCTTTAAATAAATTTGTTTTATCATTTATTTCTATTGGTTCACTAGGGCAATAAAGAGAAATTATCTCTGCAATTTCTAACCACTCATTTTTGCTGAAAGATTCTATTCTCATCTTAATAATTCCTCAAATCTTTTTTCAGCTTCTTTTGCTATCTCAGGTAAATACCCAAGTTCAGAATCTTGATCTATAGCATCTAACTCATCTTGAGTGAGATTATTAGCAACCATATAATCTATCCATGCTTCATCATACAGTTGCTCTTTTAATGAATCGTTGTTTATATCGCTCATATCCAATCATGCCAAGCTACACCGAACTGCTGTTGCATTTCGAGATCAGTAGGTTCATAATCTTCATCATCCTCATCTATCTCTAATTCTTCTATTTCAGGATATATTCCTGCATTGCGTAGATCATTTATTGCATTTTCTTCATGCATATGATCTATAGCTGGTTGATGATCTCTTAAAAATGAATCCATAATGTTTTCGTTAGCGAATTTTCGTATATGTTATTTTTTAATGAAATATTTTAATCTGTCTTCATATTTTTCTATTTTCTCTAGAGTTTCTTCATCTTCTTTACTTTCATATTCATCACAATACTTATCGTATTGTTCCATATTCCTATTAAACATTCTTTCCATTAAATCAATTTTTATTTGATATTCACTAATAAATTCTGCCTTTCTTTCCTCTTCCCAGGAAACTATATCAGGTTCATTAATAACCTCATCATACCAACCATAATAAGTTGATTTATGTACACCATCGAACTCTCTCATGCATCTTTTAACTACTTGATTCCTATTGAGTTTTCTAACTCTGATAAGTTCTTTCATTCTTTCCTTACATGATTCCTTATTAGGATTTTCTTTAACCATTACTCAACCTCTAAAGTTTTTTTATATTCATTCTCTAATTCTTTTTCAATTTCTTTCCAATTATCAGGCCATCCCTGATAAGGTTGAATATTTTCTGAAAATTCATTAAATATCCAATTAAAGCCTTCATTCAATACCATATTCAACATTTGTTGTACTGGTCTCGCATCTGCCTTGGCTAACGCTTTAATGGCTTTTGTCTGTACGTTAGTTAAACGTAAATTGTTTTCATTCATGATTAATTAATTTAATAAACTATGTATGTATGATATCATAAACATATATTTATGTATACCATTCATGTCAAATATAAAGAGATTCATTCATGACCATGACATTCATGACTCTATAGAGTTCAATTCATTCAGAATCAATAAAAATAATTCAGTAAATACTCAAAATATTGACCTTGATATATTATTTAAATTTTTATTTTTATATTTTTTAAAATCTAAATAATATATATTTTTTTTATTTATACCTGGGCTAGTTGTTTTTTATTTCTATTGATAACCTTTAAAGCTTCAGCAGCTACACTTCCACTTTCTTGCATACCATGAAGTAATAAACCGAATCCATTCTTACCCTTATCTAGGTAGCAATGAGAGTCATCTTTATCTATTGATAAACCTAGTCTTAAAGCCTCTTCAACACTAAAAACAACTTTAGAAAATCTTTTAAAATTATCTTTTATTAGATAATCATACTTACCACCATAAGAACATGTTAAAAACATATTTTCAGGCAATATATTATTTAAAAATAATTTTAAAGATTTACTATAACAATAAAAGATAATATCTTTATTCATTCCAGCTACATTTTTAAAAGCCTCTAAATATAAAGGGTGATAGAAATCTCCACTCTCATGTATCCTGACTTTATTAATATTCTTTTTTTTAGCTCTTATACTTTCATTAATTAATTCAGTTAATCCTTTTAAATCATTATTTAAAACATAACTATTAATTAAATCAAAATTATATTTTCTACTTTTATAAACATTAGGATATCTTAATTCTTCACTAGCAGCAAAACAAGTGAATAAACATTCATTACCACGTTTTAATATTCTTTTATTATTCTTATCTATCTCTACAAATGCTTTACATTCATTAGCACCTAAGCAAGTTTTGCCAGCAGGCAAGGATAATATTAAAGTATCTTTAGGTAGTTTTTTATTCCCTTTAGACATTTTTAAGAGATTCATTTTATATCACCTCTTTTAATGTTCTTTTTTAATTCATTAAATTTTTTACTCTCAGCTGGAGATAAACCTGCAAAATAATTCAATAAGTTACCGTCATAAGCTTTAAAAAGCTTTTTAAGTCTTCTATTCATATTTAATTAATTTAAATAAGTTTTTAATTGAAAGTAATAAATACTTTCATTAAAAGGATTATTAATTAAATCCTTTTAAAGTAAGTATCAATTTATTTTTTTATATTCTTCTTTTAAAAAATCCATATATTGTTTTTGAACTTCAAATGCATAATAAGCAAGTAATATTTCATCATCTTTTAACTCTTGTTTCGTTCTAAATAATGCATCCTGAACCATTGTTAAATCTTTAACATTGTTTTTATCTACTGCACTAAGTGCCATCAATCCATGTATTAAATGAATTATCTTTTTATTAGTTTTTATATTCATTTGTTTAAATCCCTTTTTATATTAATAACTTTTACTTCTCTTAAATTATTATATCTAATCCTAAACTCACTAATATTTAAGTCCTTAAATTGTGCTTTATTAATATAAGAACTTGAATTACTTATTAAAAAGTCTTTATTAGCTTCAATATCATTTATAAAAGCTTTTTTACTTTTATAGTCTCTGCCATAAGCGGGTAAAAGTGTTAAAGTTGAATTCATAATTAATTAATAAAATAAAGTTGAAAATAAAACTATTTATAAAAAATAGTTTTTTAAAACTATCTATAATAGATAGCTTTAAGAAACTATTATTTTACTTATTATCAGATAATTTAATTCTTTTAATGTCTTTACTATGAAATAATTCATTTTTCTTACATCCCCGGGTTATTTTATGATTTATTTTAATTTTATATTTTTCTTCTATCATATCCTTATTCATATATCTTTTAAACCATTGACTACGTTTAAAATGTTTTGATACCTCTTTTAAACTAGTTGTCAGATATTGTAATTCATAACCATATTGAAAAGGTATTTTTAATTGAATACAATTTTTATAACCATGATTTAAAATAACATTTGAACTGAAATATGAGTTACCGTTAACAGTATCTCTATATCCTAAAGCTTCAATATCAATAGTTTTTAATTCTGATAATTTCATAATTAATTAATTAAAATAAATTGTTTTTTTCGTAAAGTTCATATGATATTACATACTCATATAAATCTTTTAAATTTTTTTCTATCTCCTTCTCATCCTTGCCTATATAGTCATAAACTTTATCTCCTAAATAAGAATGTAAAAAGTAACTTTCTCCATTCTCTAGAATTTCGTGCCAACTTCCAAAAGTAAAAACTCTTACATATTTTGTTTTCCCATTGCTTGTATCTTGACTTTGTGAAATACAATCTATTGGAACTTCCATAGATTCCAATAAATCATAATTCTCTTTTATGAAAGGTACATCGTAATAGTGACTCTTCCATTTTTCAAAACTAATCTTTTTCATGATAATTAAATTTAAATAAGTGAATAAAAAAAAAGATAGAGAATATTAATTCTCTACCTCTGTAATAGGCTTACTAATTTCTTCTTGTCTAATATCTTCTTGTAACTTTTCAAACATATCAGAAACTTTTACATTAAATAATTTATTGAATAAAGTTGTATAAAATTCTTTTTTAATTGAAATGCCTCTGTTCTGATAATCTTCAGTTGAAGTAATAGCTAATAGAATTGTATTGTATTCTTCAGCAGTTAATAATTTAGGATTGTCCATAGTTTAATTAATAAATAAAAGTTTGTTTATGATATATATCATATATCATTTATTAGAGTTTGAATAGTTTGATCTCTTTCTTGTAACTGTCCATTTTTTATTGGGTGGTCATTGCTCCAACTGCCTAAAAGGAAGGTTACAAAGATTATAAAAATTAAATAGAATTTCATGGGTTTAATTAATTTGGTTTAGTGTTTATTTTTGCTATTCCTTTAATTAGTCTCTGTAAGTTACAAATACTGATTTGACCAATTGTATTAATGAAAGATAATAAAAGGATTAGAAAGGATTTAAAGAAGTAATAAAACTAATTTATTCCTACCCATATTTTAGCAAAAATCTAAGCATTTTAGTATACTAATTTAATAATAATCTATGAGTATTTTTACTTATTTTTATTCTATGGGGAAGGGTTAGAAAATATTTTTTATTTTTTGCGTGCGTGGGTAACTTAAATATATTTTGTAAATCTTTATTGCTTAGGTTCTATGCGAATAGCAAGTTCTGGAGCTTGAATGTTGACTGTTTCAACAGATTCACCTACAACTTTACCTAGAGAGTCTAGAATCTGCGCTGCTGTCTGTAGCTGACCTTTTGATATTGCTTTATTGAATAGACGCATTCTCATAGCTTGTAGGCGAGGGATCATTTTATCTCTTTCTTTAAGCCAATCTTCATCATTCCAAGCCTTAACTCTCCCCCAATCAGCCCAAGCGGTAGGTTCTGAAATACCTTCTCTTTTAGAATGTTCTATGACTAGTTGACGAGTAGTTTTACCTTCAAGTTGACGTGAATATAATCTTTGAGATCTTGCTTCAATAACTGCTCTTGAATTTGAACCTCCCGTATATTTTTGAACACGAGGTTTACGTTGAGGAACGGGTAAGTCTAAATTTAGGTTGTTGTTAATAAAAGATTCAGCCACGAACTTGTTTTATGAGGGTATTAATATTTCGATGATAGCTTTAAAAGTGTAAAATGCGAAAGAAAATGAGTAATATTATGTAAAAAAGGTATAAATGAGTCTTAATGAGATCAGTTTAAGGTATGCACAGGGGGAGGTGTTTAATAGTGATAAGAGATTTAGGGTGCTTGTAGCTGGAAGAAGGTTTGGAAAGAGTTATTTAAGTTGTATTGAGTTATTAAGAGGAGCTATTAAAAGGCCGAATGAGGTTTATTTTTATTGTGCTCCGACTTATCGGATGGCGAAGGATATTGCATGGAAGGAGTTGAAGAGATTAACACCAAGAACATGGGTGAAGGCAAAGAATGAGACTGATTTAAGACTTGATTTGATAAATGGGTCAAGTATTGAGTTAAAGGGAACTGAAAATGCGATGGCATTAAGAGGTAGAAGTCTTGCTGGTGTTGTGCTGGATGAGGCTGCATTTATGGATAGAGATGTGTGGGCTGAAGTTATAAGACCTGCGTTGGCTGATAAACAGGGTTGGGCACTTTTTATCTCTACTCCTGATGGAACTGCGAGTTGGTTTTACGATATGTGGTGTTTTTGTGGTGAAAGGGAATGGGATGATTGGCAAAGGTGGAGTTTTACTACGATAGAGGGGGGTAATGTTGCAAAAGAGGAGGTTGAGGCAGCTAGAGGGCAGTTGGATGAGAGGACGTTTAGGCAGGAATTTGAGGCAAGTTTTGAGAATTTAACGGGATTGGTGGCTGTCAGCTTTGGTGATGACAATATTGACAAGACTGTAGAAGATTTACATATGCTTCCTTTGTTAATTGGTCTGGATTTTAACGTAGATCCAATGGCGGG